GGCGCCGGCGCCGCGGCCGCCGCTTGCGCCATGCCGGCCTGTGTCATCTTCCGCGGATCGGAGTCGAGCACGACGCCGGCTTTGTCGAGGGCGGCGTTCCACGCCTTGATCTCCGCGAGCGCCTTGAGCGGGTTGAGCCCGCGCGCGCGGAGCTCCTCCGGCATCGTCGAGATCCCCGATCGCACGTTCCGCATGATCGCGAGGCCCTCCGACGCGGGATCAATGAACGCGAGCGGCGGCGGCGTCCACGATACCTCCGGCGTTTCCGCGGAGCTCAGGAGGCCGGCGATCGCGGCCGCCTGCATTGCCCAGGCCCACGCCGGATCACAGAACCCCGGGATCAGGAGCCTCCATCGGTTGTCGTCGACGTCGGGCTGATGCGCGATCCGCTCCATCCTGGCGGCGGAGAACGAGAGATCGCGGAAGTCTCCCGTCATGCTCGAGAACAGAACCCGGAGGCCGGCCGCGAGCCCGCGGAGCTTCCGATCCATGTAATCGCCGAAATCGTTCACGCGCGGCGGATCGACGACGGAGATCTGGCGGCCGGCCGGGAGGTTCTGGATCATGCCAGGCGTGAGGCCGTCGACGGCCGGCGTCGCGGCGTCGTTCGGTTCGCCCATCGGCGCGCCGGTGCCGTCGAGATCGTCGCGAACGAACACGGCCAGGCACGCGGCGATCTTCTGTTTCACGAGCGTCGCGTCGTCGTAGTCGTCGAGATCTTTCCAGCCGAGGAGCGCCGGCGCGAACCATGAGACGGCGCGAACCTGGCCGGGCCGCTCGCCGCGGAACAAATGCACGACGCCTTCCGCCGGGATCCGCACGGAGGGCGAGAACGAACCCAGGGCCGATCCCGGGTGCTCCTTAAAAAGCCAATAGGCGACGCGTTGACCGATCGGTGAGAATTCCACGCCTTGAATGATCTTCCCGCCGTTCGGCGTCGTCTCCTGATCCTTCGCCGTGTCGATGTAATCAGGCTCGAGCACTTGGAGTTGGAGCGGGATCGGGAGCGGTTTCCCGCTCGTGTCGAGATCGCCCGGGAGCCGGAACCGTCGACGGATCAGCACCTCGCCGGATTCGGCGACGGTGCGGAGCACGAGCTTTTCGAGCCCATAGAAATCGTGGATCCCGTCGGCGTCGCACGCCTTCGTCTCCGCCCACTTTTTCCAGAGGGTGAGCGCGCGCGCGTTCGGCGAGTCGGCGACGATCCCCCATCCGATCGACTCGTTCACGATCGAGGCGAGCGCCGCGGCCGCGTACGGGTTGTTTCGCACGAGATCGCGAACGGCGTTCCGGATATTCGCGGCCGCCGGCAGGATCGCCGCGTTCGCATCCGTCGCCGGCCGGCGCCATCCCGACGTGCGGGCCGTCGTCGCGGCGCCCTCGTAATGACGCGCGAGGATCTCGCCGGCGTAGCGGGCCCGCTGCCGTTGAAGCGTCCATCGTGGCGCGATCGTCGCCGTCATCTGATCGAGCCAGTGACGGCGGCCGGGCCGCGGTGGATCTACTGCGCGATCGTTTTCCCCTCGCATCGTTAGACCTTTCGGAGATCGGCGAACAGGCGCCGGTGCGCCTCGCCCCATTGTTCCCAGGACGGCGGCGCCGTCAATTGCTCGAGCACCTGGCGGAGCGCCGAGTACTCGCCGGCGGCGTACGGAATGATCGGAAACTCCCCGCACCATCCGACCGTCGGCGGCGCGATCACGGGAACGCCTCGAGCGATCGCCTCGAGTACCGGCATAGGGCCGCCCTCCTCCGTCGAGGTGACGACGAGGTAATCGATCCCGGTATAGAACGCGTCGCGGTGCGCCAGGTCGTACGGCGTAGCGCAGGGCCATTGCCCGCGCGTCGTCGCGCGAGCTCGAGCCGCGGCGCCGGCGCCGCACGCGACGAACCGGAACCCGTCGGCGACGGCGCGCCGAACGAGCTCCTCGCCCTTCCGCCCGTCGTTGTACACGCGGCCGATCACGCCGAACAGGATCGGCCGCGGCGGCGCGTCGGTGCCTGGCCGGATAATCCGCACGTTCGCGGCGCCGAGCTCCTCGAGGCGCGCGGCCATGGTCCGGTTCATTGCCAGGCACGCGGCGAACTGAGGGATCAGATCGAACGCGTTCGCGCCGTGTGTGTAGAACCCGATCGGCGACGGGATCGATCGCGCGCTCACGTTTGCCGGCGTTGAGGGTAACGCCCGGAACCCGCTCGACGAGCTCGCGCGCCAGGCGCTCGAGGATCCAGCCGGGTTTCGTAACGATGTTGATCCGCGGCGTCATTGGACGGCCGGCCCGCCGATATAGTCGGCGTTTGTGATCGGGATCTTGAGGTTCTCGAGCGTCTCAGGTTGACAGCCAGGGGAGCGCCGCGCGTGATCGGCGCCGATCGCCGGAATACAGATCCGCTCCATCCACTCGACGACGGGCCGCGTCGACTCGCGCGCCGGAACCTCGACGGCGACGTCGACGAGATCACAGAGCGAACACGTGTAGAGGCATCGGATCGTCACGAGACGGCCTCCCGCCTGGCGGCCGCGGCCGCGTTCGCCTCCGCCTCGAGCTCATGCCACAGGGCGATCAGCCGCTTGTGATCACGGTGCGCCGGCATCCCGAACAGAGCACGCCGGAGCCCGCTTTTCAAGTGAACGATCCGCGTGTGGTTCGGATCGAACTTCGCCCACGCCGTGTTCTCCGCGTTCCACTCGTGACAGGTGAGCCGCTCGAGCACGAGCGCCGGATCGCGCTCCTTCTCGAGCATGTATCCGAACGCGGCCTGGTTGATCCCCGCGTACTTGGCGCGCCAGTGGAAATGATCGGCGGCGTTCTCGAGGAATCGCTGATTCACGGCGAACCATCGATCGACGAACCGGCGCGAGGCCGGCGAGACGCGAACGAACACGACGCCGCCGTTGAGCGGGAGCCGGCCCTCCTCGCGGATCGTGTAGGCGAGATCGAACGGGCGCGCCCAAACGTCCTCGAGCGGCCGCGTGATCATCATATCGGCATCGATCAGGAGCACGCGATCGCCGTCCTCCGCGGCGGCGACGACGCCGGCCCACCACTCGAGCTTCTGTGAATTCGTGACGTGTGACGTGACGTTGAGCGCGGAGCGATACGCCGGCGGCGCCTTGAGCCGCTCGACGCGGATCGTCCACTCCGGACAGTGAACGCCGGCCGTGTACTCGAGCACGCGCGCCAGGCGGCCATATTGATCGCCGGCGTCGCCGGTGCCGAAGTACGCCGCCGCGAGCACGGGCGGCCTCACGCGGCGCCCCACTTCGGGAGGGTGCGGCCGCTCCAATTCTTCCCGCTCTTGCGCCCCAGGTGCCCGACGTGGAGCCCCTCGAGCACCTCGACGCCGGTGAAGTGTCGGTGGAACTCGAGATCGTAATAGCCGGCGTCGGGATAGCTCCCGAACGTGAGCCCGGGCCGCGCGCGGAACGCCTGGAAGTACCCCGGGCCGCGGCGGCCGGCCGTCATGCGATCGAGCTCCTCGAGCACGAGCGCCGGCCGCGCGACGAGGCGCGCGAGCGTCGCCGGCGTGTCGACGTAGAACCGATCGACGGAATAGAGGGCGCCGGGCCCGATCGCGTCGGGATTGAACGCGCCGAACGGGTGAACGTCGGCGTCGATCGCGATGCAGATCTCGCCGGCGGGCCGCTCCGCGAAATCGAACGCCTCGTCGAGCGCGCGCGCCTTGTTGAACCTGGCGCGCTCGCGGTACCACGCATCCGTCACGAGGAGCGCGGCGCCGCTCGAGCGCGTGAGCGCGATCGTTGCGCGATCGTGTTTCGCTGTCACGACGACGATCGTCGCCGCGGGGAGGAGCCGGCGCCAGGCCGGCAGCGTCGCCTCGAGCATATCGGCGTAATCGACGGAGGGAATTACGACCCGCACGGTACGCCCGCCGTGAACAGGTAGAAATCCGCGAACTCCCGAACGTCGACGTCGACGAGGCCCGCGGCGACGAGCGTCGCGCGGAACGTGCGAGCCGTGAACGCGCGCACGTGGTACGCGTGCCCCTCCGGCTTGTGTTTCCCCTTCGGGCCCCACTTGCTTTTCTCGTTCGGCACGGAGCCGATCACGAGCCGGCGCGAAACGCGCGACGCCTCGCGGAGCACGGCGACGGGATCGAACACATGCTCGAGGATCTCGCCCAGGATCACGACGTCGACGGAGCGATCCTCGTACGGGAGATCCTCGACGGGTGCGACGTCGGCGCGCGCCAGGCGGCCGCGGGCGATCTGGACGAGGTGTTCGGCGACGTCGACGCCCGACACGACGCACGAGGCCGGCAGGAAATCGACGATAAATCCGGAATTACAGCCGGCGTCGAGCACGTGATCGCCGGGCCGCACGGGCGCCAGCATCGCCTCGAGGCGCGCGACTTGTTTAGGGTTCAGCCGCGTCGCAATATCGATCGTGTACGCGCGGTGCCGATCGATACACGCGTCGCGCGAGCTCGCCTCCGCCATCGGTTCAGACTCCCTTCGAGGTGACGCCGATCCGGTACGATCGCCGCGTGTTCGTGCCCTCCGGCCCGGTGATCTCCCCCTCCATATGCGCGAGGAGCTTGAGCATGTCGTCGATCGAATTGAACACGACGGTTTGATTGTCGAATGTCATCGATCGAGCGCCGCGGCCGTCGGCGATCGCGCGGCGGAGGTTGTCGGCGTCGGTTTGGGTAAACGGCATGACGTTTGCCCGGCAGGATAGCACGGCAGTCGAGCGCGGCCGTAACGCCGCGGGCGCCTGGCGGCCCTCAGAACCGGCGACGCCGGGCGGGAGGCCCGGGAGCCAGGGCGGGCGCCGGCGAGCTCGAGGCCGGGCCGCCTGGCGCCGGCGCCGGCGGGTTTCGAGGAGCTCGAGCCGGCGGCCGGCGTTCCACGTGGAACAATTCCGTAATCCGCTCGAGGTTGCTCCACTCCGGACCACTCGCGCCCACTCATCGCGGTTTCTTGAGCCAGTCGGGCCGCGTCGGAACCCAGGCGGGCCTCGAGGGCGGCCGGCCGGGCGCCGGCGGCGCGCCTGGCGGAGCGGCGGGCGCCGGCCGCGGAACGAGGCCAGGGCGGAGCGGCGCCGGTGCCGGGGAGCTCGAGGCCGGCGGCGTCGGCGAGCTCGAGGCGCTCGAGGAGCTCGAGGCCGGCGCGCCAGGTGCTCGAGCGGCCGCGGCCGCCGCGGTGTCGACGCCCAGGAATTGCTCGCGCTTCGTCCAGTCGCTCTCGTTCATCCGATCGAGGCCGGCGAGCGACGCCGCCGCGCGCGCGTAGACCCGGCAGTCGAGCGCGTGATTCTGGCGGCCGGCGACGATCGACCATTCGAGCTTGACGTACCCGCGGCGCGTTTTCGTCGCGGTGAGTTGCTCCGCGGTGATCTGCCGAAACCACTCCTCGCCGTACTCCGGGTATCTGACATACCCGGCGGGATCCGGTTGCCCGGGTTCGATCTCGAGCCGGAGAAATCCATAGAACTCCGTTTTCGCGATCCCGACACTGACGGGCCACACGCGGCCGCCTCGCTTCCGTTTCTTCCCGCTGATCGTGATCTCGACGGGCGCCGGCGAACCGATCAGGGCGCCGCCGTATTCGTTCCCCTTCACGGCGATCACTTGCGTTGAGTGAGGCCGACGAACCCAGGCGTGTACGTGCTGCGTCTCGTACCCGGAATCGATCGCGAGGAGTCGGATCGGCATCTCGAGCCCGCTCGCGTGAGTGAACATCCGGGCCGTTAGTTTCTCGAGCTCGCCCCAGGGCCCGCGCTCGACGTCGGCCGGATCGCCCGGGATCTCGCCGGCGTCGATCGACCACGATCGCTTCCCGCGGCCCCATCCTACGACCTCATACACCAGGCGATCTTTCTGCACGTCGACGCCGCACGTGAGCACGAGCGCGCCCATTGGAACGGATCCGATCGGGTACGTGTCGCGCCGGTTGTAGAGGGCGAGCCATTCGGGCGCCTCGCCTTTCGACGTCCACACCTGGCCGAGCACGGTATTTATGAAAACGCGGAGTTTCTCCGGATCCTTTTCCGCGGCCGCGAACTCCGTCGCGATCTCGCCCCACGAGAGCCAGCCGACCGGGCTGTATAGC